TGTCGATGTAGCCGGCGACCTCCTGCGCCATGTTGCCGAAAATGATCATGCGGCGCTCGATGTCCTTGATCGGCGCCAAAACGCTTTTCCAGACTTCGAAGCCGCGGGCGAATTGGCCAAGCTCTGTCATGCGGCATGCTCGATCCCAAATGCGTCGTAAACGATGTTCTCAATCGCCTCCGTGCCCAGCATGTTGACCAGGCCGGCCTTATGGGCATAGGCGAACAGCGGGTCGAGCGCGTCGCCGAGCGTGAATTCGCCGCAACGAAACAACAAAGACCGCGCCTCGGCTCGAGCGCGCAAGACCAGAACGGGCGCAATGCAATCGCCGCTCATTGCTTATCGTCCAGCACGGCGTCGATGAGGTTGGCGCGCAGCGTAGTCGAGACGATGCGCTCGAGCAGCACGATCGGCCCGACGCCGCGCATGCCGGCGGCATGGCAGAGTCGCGCAAAGTCGTCGGCCTCGAGGCGAATAGGGCATTTGCGCCAGCGGTGATAGGCCGGCCGCAGGCTGCGCGCTGTCGTTTCGGCTGATGTCGTCATGGCCCCTCCCATTCTTGCTGGATTGCTTTGAACGTCCGCGCGATATGCCGGGCAAGCGGTGCGGGTATCTTGGCGATCATGGCCGAGGCGAACTTGCGGGCGGGGGACTTGCTGCCGGTGCCGCTGGTCGTGTTGTGGGCGATGGCGAACCAGGAGCCGCCGTTGTTCTTGATGTTGCGCTCGGCGTGCGTATTGAACGCCTGCCCTCGATAATTCGGGTCGCCGTTCTTGTAGCCGTTCCAATCCAGGCCGCCGACCTTCACCGCCTTGGCCGTCATCGGCATCAGCGCCGGCACGTCGCCCCACAGGTAGAACGAGCCGAAGTTCCAGCGCGCCCTCCCCACCCATTTCTGCGCCCCGCGCACGTTCTCGACGATCAGCGGGACATGCCGCCCGGCCGCCGCGGATGCCTCGCGCTGGATGCGGAAGCACGCCTCGAACAGCGTGTTGTCGGGCGGTGGCAGGGCCTTGGCGCGCTTCCACGGCATCGCCCGGTAGCTGTAGGCCTGGCAGGGCGGGCTTGCCACGATCAGGGCGGCGTCGCGGAACTGGCTGCCGTGCAGCGTCAGCACGTCCTGCAGCACGAGCTGGGCCTGATAGCGGTGGTCGCCGTAGTGGTGCCGCTCGATGTCAAAGCCGACCACGTCGTAGCCCTCGGCCAGCAACGCCTCGGTCCAGCCGCCGAGTCCGCAGAACAGGTCGATGGCGAGCGGCTTCATGGCCGCTCCCTTTGCGCCTGATGCGGTGTTCCGTTCTACTTTGGGCGGAAATGGGCAATGGCAATCGCATAGCCATTCGACGAGAACGGCATGTTGCTCGTGTGCGGTGTTCGCCAGGCTGTCGTGCGGCAACCAGCCGAGTGCCAGGAAGTCGTCGAGCCGGCTCGTCCCGGTCCCTTCGTTGCGCTGAGCGTAGGCATAGGTCCATTCGTATCGCTCGCTGGTCATTGCACATGGACCCGCAATTGTTTGTTGAACAATGGCGACACCTTGAGCGCCTGTGTTGGATCGATGATCGAGCAGGCGAAGCTCCACGCGGCAAGGGCGTCCGCGGCGTTATTATCCACGGCCTGCCAGCCGAGCATTTCGCAGCGTAAGACGGTCGCCTGCTTGGCTTGCGCGCGCCGCAAGCCCCGGTCGCCGATGAAATGATGCCGGATGTCGCCGACCGAATAGCAGGCGATCTCGCTGATGCCGCGGATGTGCGCGACGCCGCGGACGATGGCGTGCAGCCCGGCGAGCCGGTCGCGGGTCGATGAATTGGTTGCGCCGACCTTGGCACCGGGCGGCAGCATGGCCTCGAGCACGATGATGTCCGGCCGCGGCGCCATCTCGAGCAGCTTGCTCATCCAGCCGATGGCCTGGCCGAAGACCTCGCCGTCGCCCGACTCGCGCGTGCCGAAGCGGATCGAGCCGGATACCGGCGTTGATCCCACACTTCCTCTCGCCCAACCTGTAACCGTTGCCAAATCCATGGCGAGCACGTTGGTCATGCGGCCTGCTTGATTGATTTGGTCGTGACGGGAATGTTCGCGAACGAACACACTGCGACCGATCTTGCGCGGGCGTCAAGACTCGGGCTCGCTGGTACATTTCGGGCCGGGAAAAAATTATTGGTGACCGTTTTGGCTACTGACTCGTTGCGGATTTCCCAATGATTGTCGCGGAATAGTGCCTCTGCGCCGCGACTGCGAAGTACGCCGGAGTCGCGCTATCCGCTGCGCCTGCGCCGCCGCCGCCTTGACTATTTATTTTCCCGAGCGAAAGTTGATTGGTGGAAATGCAGCGCCAAATAGGCTGCGAATAGTGGCGATGAGTGGAAATAAGAAGCAACCAATAACAATGAGTGGAAACCTGATGCGCTCGCCGCGGATGAACCTGACGAACCTGTCTGCCGCGGGCGTCGCGCGCCCGGCCAGACGGTCCTTGATGCCCATACAAAGCGTGCCGGGCGCGCACCTATCAACGAATGCGGTCGCCACGCGACGTCTGAAGCCCAGTACCACCATGCGACCGCGCGCGCCCGGCCTTCCCACTGATGATGCCCACTCCTGCATTGCCGGGCGCGCCCCTATCAACCAAACGGTCGCCATGGCTCCCTTGAAACCCATCGTAGCAGTGCGACCGTCCGCGCGTCCGGCCATCAGGGGGCTGACGGACCACATGACCGCTGCCGGGCGCGCATTTTTCAAAGGAGGTAGACGACGATGACGGCCATGAAAGACGCTTTCGCAAAAGCCGGCGTTGATACTAAAGCCCATGATTTGCGATCTGCAGCGCTCGATGCGCTCAATGTTGCGAAGGGTAATGTCGCTCGCGCCGCGACCCGTTTCTCCGCCATGCTCAAGACCAAGGGCGAGCTCCGCGAGGCTATCGCGCGCGACTACCTCGAGCGGCTCGCCGGCGAACGCGCGCCGGACAAACCCGCGGCGCCGATCGTTGAGCCCTCGGCGGGATCGGTGAAGGTCACGGCCTACAAGGTTCCGCAACATCGTCGCCGCACACATGCCGAGCGGGAGGCCGCGCTGGCGAGCGCCGGCCGCGCCGCAGCATCGATGGCGACCGCCTACGACCGGCAGATCGACGGCCACGCGATCGGCGAATTGAGATGGGGCGAGCTTCAGGCATTGCGGCATAGCAATGCGTTCAACGCGGCGAGTTATTTGCGCTTCGGCACTGAGGCGACCGCAAATTTCATCCTGCTCGACAAGATCGAGGCGTACTGCCGGGTCGACGATCACAGCACGAAGGTCCGCGACGTGATCAGCGAAGCGCAATTGCAAGCCCTCGCAGAGGAAGCCGACGTGGAGGCGCCCCGCCTGATCGGCGCCGGCATGGAAGCATGGGTCAATTGGCTGGAGCAACAGCGCGGACAGCGCGGAGCCATCGCGCAATGAACATCCCGAATGCGGTCGCCGATGATCAGATGAAGCCCATCACGGCGTTGCGACCGCGCGCGCCCGGCCACCGGCCCGCTGATGCCCACTCAACCATTGCCGGGCGCGCTTCTTTCTCGAATGCGGTCGCCAATTGTCGGCTGAAGCCCATTTTGGAGGTGCGACCGCGCGCGCCCGGCCAGAGGGTCCATGATGCCCAGAAGCAGCGTGCCGGGCGCGCACCTATCAACCAAACGGTCGCCAACTTCGCTGTGGAGCCCAGCAGACGGTTGCGACCGCGCGCGCCCGGCCACCACCTGCGTGATGTCCAGATCAGATCTGCCGGGCGCGCTCTCTTCCACAGGAGCAACCAACCATGACCGCCATCGACGATATCAAGACCGAGCACCGTTTCCGCCGGCAAGCGATGAAACAGCAGCAGAAAATGGATCGGGCGCTCGAGTCATTCATCCGTATCAATGCGACCGACTGGTCATGGGACGCGGATGAGAAGGCGCGCGAGAAATACAACAAACAAGTCCTCGCGATCGTTAAGGCGGCGCGCGCGGGCGAGGGCGATCAACGCATTGTCGAGCTTGTGTTGACGGTGGACAAAGGCCGCCAGCCATTCGATGAGCTGCGGGCCGGTTGCGAAAAGCGGATGGAGGAACTTGCGGCGGCGTTGCCGGTCGCCGATTGGATTGAGAGCATTCGCGGCGCCGGCTTGCTCGGCCTGGCGACCATCATTGCCGAGACCGGCGATCTATCAAACTACTCTAACCCCGCGAAGGTGTGGAAGCGGCTCGGCTTTGCGCCCTTCGACGGCTATGCCGGCTCGACGTGGAAGCGCGAGACATGGCGCCCGCGCAAGCTGACCGCAGAGGAATGGATTGCCAATCCGTTTTCGGGCCAGCGATATGCCCTGATGCACCAGATCGCCATCTGGCTCGTCAACGCGCAATGGATCAGCGCCAAGAAAGCCGGCGCCGACGAGGGCAAGCCGAATGGTCCTTACGGCGAGGTCTACGCGGCGCGCCGCGCTCATACCGCGAAGACGCACCCTGACTGGTCGAAGGGCCACAGCCGTATGGACGGCGTCCGGGTCGCCATGAAGGCGTTTCTTAAAGACCTACATGTCGAGTGGCGCAAGCGCGCCGCTGCGGAACGAAACGAAGTTGCGGTCGCCAACCCTGCTGTGAAGCCCAGTTGCTCGGTGCGACCGCGCGCGCCCGGCCAGGACGCCGGCTCTGTCCCGGTCCGACTACGCCGGGCGCGCACTTTAACCGGAGCTGCCTGAGATGCCGATCGAGCGCATCGAGATCACCGGCCGCGAGCAATGGCTCGAGGCACGCAAAAACGACGTGACCGCCAGCGTTGTTGCTGCGCTTTTCGGCGCCCATCCGTACGTGTCTTCACTCAAGCTTTATCTCATGCATTCGGGGATCGAGTTCGACGAGGCTGACAATCGTGTGTTTCGGCGCGGCCGGTTGATGGAGCCGGCGGTTGCGCTCGCGGTCGCCGAAGACCGGCCAAGTTGGCACGTTGAGAAATGCAATTACTACTATCGCGACCCGGATCTGCGGCTTGGCGCAACGCCTGATTTTGTGGTTAACAACGACCCGCGCGGCCTCGGCGTGCTGCAGACCAAGACTGCGGCCCCGCACATCTACCAACGCGATTGGGAAGGCGGCGCAACGGTACCGTTCTGGGTACAGTTGCAAGTGTTGACCGAAGCGATGCTGACCGACGCCGCATTTGGCGTCGTCGCCGTCCTCGAAATCAACGCATTCGACCTGGCATTGAGCATAGTCGAGGTGCCGCGCCACCCCGCCGCCGAGCAGCGCATACGCGATGCCGTCGCCAGGTTTTGGGCGGACGTCGCCGCCGGCCGCGAGCCCGCGCCTGATTACGGCAAGGACGCCGAACTGCTCAAGATGATCGCGCCGCGCGAGGTCGCCGACAAATCGATCGACCTGAGCGGCGACAACGAGTTGCCCGCACTGCTCGATCTGCGCGCCGAGATCATGGCGGCAATGAAGGGCTACGAAGCCCGCAAGGACGAAATCGAAACGATGCTGAAATTCAAAATGCGCGACGCCGAAAGTGTCGTCGGCTTGCCGGATTGGAACATCACCTGGAAGACGACGCACAGAGCAGAATACGTCATGAAAGCAAAGGACATCCGCACACTGCGCATCCATCATCGCGCGGGGGACAAGCAATGAAAGTTTGCGGTCGCCATAGATTGAGTGAAGCCCATAATGGTCTTGCGACCGCGCGCGCCCGGCCAGGGGACGTGTGAAGCCCAACTTTAAGCTGCCGGGCGCGCACCATCTTTAACCAACGAGGAAATGAGATGACCGAAGCCGCAACCAAACAAAACCACCCGCTGGTCGTGCTCGACACCTATCTGCGAGAGCGCGTCGATTCGCTGCGCTCGGCGTTGCCTCCGCATATGAAGCCAGAGCGGTTCATTTCCTCGGTAATGACTGCGGTGCAGCTGAACCCCGACTTGCTCGCCTGCGAACGGCGCTCGTTGTGGCTCGCCTGTATGCGCGCGGCGCAGGATGGGCTGTTGCCGGACGGCAAGGACGCGGCGATCGTCGCCTACAAGCAGAAGGCCCAATACCTTCCCATGTATCAGGGATTGCTGCGCAAGTTCCGCAATAGCGGCCAGTTTAAGTGGATAACCGCCGGCATCGCATATGAGGGGGAGGTGTTCGAGCACTGGATCGATGAAAACGGCGAGCACTTCAAGCATGTGCCAAGCAACGACAGTGCCGATCGCAAGATGAAGCGCGTGTACGCCCTGGCGACAACCAAGGACGGCGGCATTTTCATCAGCGATTTGTCGCCGGCGGACATCAACAAGCGCCGCGCTATGAGCCGTGCCGCGCGAGATGACGCGCCCTGGAAACAATGGCCCGACGAAATGGCAAAGAAGACGGCGCTGCGCGTGCTCTCGAAACTGTTGCCGCAGTCGAGCGACATCGACGTGTTTCTGCAGCGCGACGAGGCGGAATCGCTCGGCGTCGAAACCGTCCAGACGATCGACGACCAGCGCGGCGCGGCATTCGGCAACGTGCTTGATCATTTTGCCGGGACGACCGCGGACCAGCCTTCGACGGAGGCGACGCCGACTGTGCCACCGCAATCCGAGACGATGACAGAGGACATGCCAAAGTGAGCAGAAAAAGGGTCGAGGACATCGAGCTGCCGGACGCCGTGTATATGATGCGGATCGTCAGCATCAAGCAGGCCGCGCAATTGGCCGGCATCAGCGAGCGGACGCTCAAGGACAGCCACCCCGACAAGGTAATCCAGATCAGCCCTGGCCGGATCGGCATGCGCCTGCGCGACGCCCTGCGGATCAAAGATCGGAACGAGCCATGACCAGCGAGATCTTCGCCGACGAGATCGTCGACTTGATGTCCGACAGCCGCATCGAGCGCCTGCGCGACGAGCAAGATGTCATGGACCTCGCCGCGCTCTTGGCCACCGCATTCGGGGTCGGCCAGATGCAAGTCGAGATTGCCGCCGCCCTGACGCAGCGACGATCGAGGCTGCTGGTGCCATGACCCATCTCGGCGCGGCGACGGCCGGGATCGCGGCGACCGCTGCGGTGCTCGTCGTCTACATCGGCCGGCCCGCGCCATCGGCGGTCCTCGTCGAGCGCCAGGCGCCTATCGTCGCGGAAGGCAAGTCCGATCGGCTCCTACTATCCGCGGCCGAGCTCCCGGTCGAAGCGCCGGCGCCGAAGCCGGTGGCGATCGTTGCGCCCGCGGCCGAGCCGTCAATCGCGCTGCCGCCGAAGCCGCGCGCCGACCCGGTCTGCGGCCCGCGCGGGCGCACCTGGTACACGCGCGAGAACGGCTGGCGATATTGGAGATGCAACCGATGACAGGCTCGAACGGGCACTGGATCGTTGATCGTCACGGCGGGCGCTATTCTGATACACGCAAAGTTCGCGCCGTAGGACCGGACGAATCGTCAGTCCGGTCCGTCTTCGATAAGATCAAGCGCGACTTGCGACAGGGAGAAGTTAGGCTGCTCGATCCGACCGGAAAGATCGTCGATCGATGCTGGGCGCCGTGCGCCAGAGTTCATTTGGGTTGAATTCCAAATGCCATGCAGGCACGCGCACTGGGAATCTGAGGCAGCGGTCGCAGACGGAATGTGCCCAATCTGCTTGGCGGCCGAACGCGATGACCTGCTGAAGGCCAACGCGCTGTTGCACGCGCTTATCGGCAACCGCGAGGCCGAAATCGAACGGCTGCGGGCGGTGCTCAAGGAGATCACGTCGGGAGGTTTGGGCTTGTTCGGATCAAAAGAGGTTGCCCGCGCCGCCCTAGACAAAATAGACGCCGCCCTAGACGAAATAGACGCCGCCCTTGAGCAGAAATCCCCATGACCCACGTCGCAAGGAGGGAAGCATGACCATCGAGCAAGAGCACGACCGCGTCCGCCCGCTGAAAATCCGCGACCAAGCCCAGGAAGTCGGCGAGAAAAACGACGCGCCGCATCGCGCCCGTGATCCGCTGGCGCTCGCCGGCGTCACTGTTCAGGCCGTCGACCAGATCGGCGAGTCGGCCGCGCACGAGATCGAGCAGGCAGCTGCTGCCGTCGTGGAGCGTGCGGCCGAGATCGCGTCGAAGCTGCGCAAGCTCGCCGCCGCCGTGCGCGAGCACAGCAAGATCGCCGGCGAACAGGTCGCCGACTTCGTCAACCGCTCGACCAGCGTCATAGAGACGATCCGCGCGTTGCAGGAGCGCCTCGATGCCGGCGAGCCGAAGAACGGAAACGGTAGCGATGAATAGTTCGCAGACGGGAGTAGTGGAAACCGGAACATGGGCCAATGGAAACAATAACTCTCCTGCAAGGCGAGCAGCCGAGCTGGATTAGCCGCTACGGCTACGGCTACGGCTACGGCTACGGCTACGGCTCCGGCGACGGCTCCGGCGACGGCTACGGCGGCTACGGCTACGGCTACGGCGACGGCTCCGGCAAGATGTGTCCTTGCGGTCACCACGAAGGCTACCACAACGACAAGGGCGTGTGCCTGCTCTCGCGCAATTGCCGCTGCAAGGGCTTACCGGCCGAATGTGAACCAGATTTTGTAAGAGTGCCGGCGCCTCGCGGCTTACTCAGTGGGCAGGAGAAAACGAAGATGATCAACCATCCCAATCGAAAGAAGCCGACCGGTGAACGCGCCGTCTTGGTCACCACGGTACACAAGGGCGTCTTTTTCGGATACGCCACTAATACGGATGGCGCGACGATCAGCCTCCGCGCGGCTAGGAACTGCATTTATTGGTCGAGCGATGTGAAGGGATTCATCGGTCTTGCCGCGACCGGCCCCACCAATAATTGCAAAATCGGCCCATCGGCTAATATCACGCTTCGCGATATCACTTGCGTTGCAGAGTGCGACCCGAAAGCCGTCCAGGCGTGGGAATCTGCGCCCTGGGCTCGATGAGAACGACAATGGAAACAATAACTCTCCTGCAAGGCGAGCAGCCGAGTTGGATTAGCGACTACGGCGGCGGCTACGGCTACGGCTACGACTACGGCTACGGCTACGGCGACGGCTCCGGCGACGGCTACGGCGGCTACGGCTACGGCGGCGGCGACGGCTACGGCTACGGCTCCGGCTACGGCTACGGCGACGGCTACGGCTACGGCTCGAAAGAATATTGGCTGGCCACGATTGACGATTTCGCGTCCAAGTGGCCGGACATTTTTAGACAGCGGCTTGCGAGCCTCAGAGATGCCGGAGCAACGATCGCCTTTTGGCGATCGAGCCGCGCGGGACTGCCGTCCAACGGTGGCGGCGGAATCGAGGCCGCCGCGCCTGGGGTGGTTCACATCGCATCGGGGCCGATCGCGCTCTGTAAGCCTGGGACGCTTCACGCCACGCTATTGCCGACGAAATGGAATGGCGAGCGGTGGTGGATCGTTGCGCTCACTGGCGAGGTTGTGGGCGATGAGGAAAAGTACGGCGCGCTGAGCCGTGAAATATTGGGTGAGGCTCTTTGAGCCTCACCCGCGCCCGCACACGAGAGTTCTGCGCACCAGAGAGATTGCGCCGACTCCGGCCAATCGCCACGGGAATTTGTAAAGACCGAAGAATTCAAAGAAACGTCTTGAACAAGATTGCGATCGTCATGGCGAGATTGGTGCCGGCGATCCACTTTAACAAAGTCAGATCGGTCTCAATCTTCGCGGCTCTATTCTCGTATCCCGCAGCCTCTTCAGCAGCCTCCCGCGCCTTGTCGTCCGGCACATTACCGGACCGCAGGGCGTCGTAGAGCTTCGCCATCATGATAGCCATTTTCAAACTCCGGTGGTGAGCGCGACGACGTTGTCCGCGAGCGCCGCGCGGCGCGGACGCCCAATTCGGTTGCCGGCGAGCTGCATGACATGCGCGGCCCACCGCTCGAGCGCGGCGCGGCGTTGGTCGAGGTAGAGGGCCTTATTGTAGACGCCACCAACCCCGCTCTTGTGGCCGCCGATGTGGCCGAGGATCGTCTCCACGATATGGGGTGGCACGTCGAAGCGCTCGTGCAAGGCGGTCGATATCGAGCGCCGGAAGTCGTGCAGGCGCCAGGGCGCGACCGCGGGGCCGAGCTTGGCGTCAAGCTCTTTTTTCGCCTTGGCGAAACCGGAGAACGGGCCGTCGCCGTAGCCGAACACCAGATCACGGTCGGGCCGGTGTTGCAGCCGGGCCGCGAGGATGGCGCGCGCGGGCGGCGAGAGCGGGATGACATGCTCGCGGCTGTTCTTGACGCGGGCCGGCGGCAGGGTGATCAGCGCCGCCCCGATATCGATCTCGCCGCGTCGCAGGCTGGCGATCTCGTCGCGCCGGGCGCCGGTGAGGATCAGAAGCCGGACGATGGCCGCATAGTCGTCGTCCACGTCCTCGCCGTCGAGCGCGCGCCAGATGGCGCCGAGCTCGGGATCGCTGACGGCGTGGTCGCGGACGACGGGTTCGCACGGCATGTTGGTGAAGGCGACCGGGTTCGATTCGATGATGCCTTCCCGGCATGCCCACATGAAGAACGCGGACCAGGATGCGCGCGCCCTGGTGGCCTCGCCCGAGCCGTTGGACGCGCTGAGCTCGGTGAGGCGCCGGGCGATCATGGCGCGGGTGACGGCCGTGATCGGTTCGCGGTGCAGAGGCAGCAGGCATTTGTTGAGGTGGCGGGTGGTCTCGCGCACGGTCTTCGGCTTCAACCGCGGCGATTTCCAAACAAGGTATCCGGGTAGCAAGCCGCCGATCGTCGTGGCCGCCGCGGCGCGGGAGCTGGTCTTGTCGCCGGCCGGATCGCCGCCGAGCCGCCGGGCCGCCATGATGTCCTTGGCCTTGGCGCGCGCCGCGGCCGCGGGGACGATCGCCGGCGAGCCCAGCGATATCTTCCGGGCGCGGCCGTGGACCTCGTACATGACGGTCCAGGTCCGGGCGCCGCCGGCGCGGACACGCAGGCCGAAGCCGGGGATGTCCTCGTCCCAGAACGTCGTGTCGGTCTTGCTGGCTGGACAGGCCAGGGTGCGGATCGTTTTGTCGGAGAGCTTCATTCGTAAGAGCCTTTGTGTGTTTCTGGGTAGGGCATGGGTAGGGTTTAGCTCAGATATTGGCTTCCATCCATTTCCATTGGCTTCAACGCTAGTGGGCGAGTTGTCCTTGGTACATCGATCTTTCTTGCATCACGTTTCCATTCATAGCAATTCCTCGCCATGCATTGCAAGCGTCATATTCCCAGAAGCTATGTGCGTATTCGTGGCTGAGATATGTCTAATATGGACAATATCTCATATACTTAGCCTGAGCCGACCTACCCAGGAAAGGCGCCTGGGTAGGGCCTGGGTAGGGTTTTGCGCAGATGGCCGCCGGGTAGGGCCGAAGTAGGGCCTGGGTAGGGGCCAGGGTAGGAATGCTCCCCGAGCCCCACAAGCGGCCACCCGTGCGCGTTCCGGACGCGCCCCCTACCCATGCCGCCCGGCCGGCAGGGGCGCGCTACGGGCCGGCCTAGAGCCCGTTCTCGTCGAATCGCTCTGACATCTTCGGCGCGCTACTTCGGCCGAGGATAAATTCCACATCGATCACATCCCCGTCGCGCAGATCGTCCCAATGCTGTCGGATGTGGTCGTGGGCTACCCTGTGGGTCGTCGAATGCCAATCGTACGGGTCATAGGAAACGCCGCGACACTGAGCATCGATCATGATCACGATTGGGTCGCCCGGATCGCACGAGTAGCCGTCGCGCCGCAAAAGGTATCGCTGTCCTTCGTTGTCGGGCAGCGGCCGAATGCACATCACCGGGATGAAGGTACCGGTGTCCCGAATTTCCAGCATTTTGACCAGCATCATTTAAGTTTCCTCGTTCTCGGCCAGGACCGGCCACCGCGATGACATCCGCGACCCCGACTTCGGCCGGATGCGCGGTATGGGCGCGGCCCGCACGCGCGGCGGGCCAGCCTCCGCCGGGTCCATCCGCAGATCATTCACTTTGCAGCGCAGCGCGCGCGCCATGTGCTCGAGCGCCTTGACGGTGATTCGCCGGTGGCCGTTCTCAAAACGGTAGATGGCGTGCTTGCTGACGCCGAGTGCCTCGCCGAGCGCCGCCTGCGTCATCAGACGATGCTCGCGGATCTGCGCGATCCGCTTGCCTATGACCGCATCTCTTTTGCTAATAACCTGGTCCATCACCGTCGCTCCTTTTGATCTAAGAAGTGTGTGATTGATCCCCGGTATTTTTCTCCCGGCCGTCGTTACCGCCCCGACCAATATTGAGGCCAGGATGACACTCATTGCCACCAAAACTTGTAGCTATATGACTCCCATTTCCACTTATAGCCGCCGCCGCTAGCGGCTCGCCCAGCGCCCGCCATCCATGGGTTGTGTCAATTATGATCCCCTTTCGCGAATTTCACGTTAAATTGACCCCTAATTTGTTAGGGGCGCATACTCGAATGGTCCAGCACTACCATGGGGTTGAAATGCCCCATAGACCAAAGCGCGCACGCCCTCCTTCGATGACGCTGACCGAGCGCCAAAAGCATATCTTGCGCCTCATCGCGGACGGTAAAACGGCCAAGGCCATCGCTCGCGAGCTCGGCGTGTCCACAACCACGGTCCTCGATCATATCGAGCGCATTAAGGCCCATCTCGGCGCCACCAACCGCACCAACGCCGCCGTCATCGCTACGCGGAAGGGATTGCTGAACGACAAGCTGAAGAAATAAAAAAAGCCCCGCAAGGCGGGGCCAAGTCATGGGGGGTAACACTTCACCTTACCGCCTAGTCATCGGGACTGTCGACCTCCTGCGGCATCGGTTCCGGTATCGGCCGAATGACCTTGTCCGGCTTGCCGTCGTAGTCCGCGTCGACGATGTTCTGGAACAGCAGCGCCTCGCTGGCCCGCCGCCGCGTCAAACCAGCCAGCACCTTGCCGCCGCCCTTGTTCCATTTGTGGAACTCGAGGGCGGCACCCTCGAAGTCGCCTGCGTTTACTTTTTTGAGGAGAGTGCTTTTGGCGAGATTTCCTTCTCCGCAGTTGTAGCAGAAGGAGACGAGGGCGTCGAACTGCCATGGCTCGAGAGGCACTTTGACAAGTTTACGTACAGCTCGCTCAAACGTCCCCATGTCTTCCAGAAACGCTTGATCGCACTCTTCCATCGTCCATCGAGAGTCGGCATTGAACTCTCTCCCGTGATGATGAGTATGGCCCCAACAAATTGTGAGAACTCCAGCAGGGCAATGGTACGGTTGATAATAATCGCCAACTTTCTTCAAACAGCCTTCGTAGTGCTTGATTAAATTAGCACCCGCAGAACTCAGGCTGCGATCCTCGTTCATGGATTGATGTTCAACCTCTTGGTCATCACGTCGACGATCCTATCGATGCTTCCCTTGTTAGCCTTGGTCTGACTCTCCAATACCGTCAATCGGCTATCGACCATCACCAAGTGCGGCGAACCGCGCACCTCGAGCGTGTTCACCCGTGTCTCCAGCTTGACCATGTAGGCCGTGATCGACAGGACCGCAGCGCCGATCGCGATGCCCTGCGCCACCAGGAAATAGACGATCGCCTGGTTCTCGTGAAACCACGACCGCACGGAAGTCATGGGTACATCGCCTCGAGCGTATGCACGACCCAGATCCCGGCCACGAGGATCAGAAGGAAGCCGATGGCGATGACCCAGCCGCGCATCAGTATCTCCCGTAGACGGGATGCGGCAGCCCCGGACCCATACCCAGCACGCCGGTAAGCCAGATCACGATTGCGATGAGGCACAGCAAACCGACGATGACGCGGCCCCACTTTTCGATATTTGCATCAATCGACCAGCCCATGAAGCTGACGATCAACCATCGAATCGCGAACGCCACGAAGATGACGATGGCGATGTAGAGCAGCAGATACAGGAACGAAATGAGTATCGACATTGTTCGGCTCCTGTCCTTTAAAGGCTCGTACTGTAATTCACGTTGAGCGTATCCCCGTTCACCACCGCCTTGTCGCCGGTCGAGAATGTGCCGGCCGACCAAAGCGTGCCGTTGGCGTCGTCCTTGGTGGCGACCGCGCCGGTGCCGAAGCACAGGAACGCCCCTTTGACGGTTCCGGTGCTGGTGATCGCAAACGACAGCGCCGCCGACAGGGCTTTCGATCCCGCCGTCGCTGCGGACCAAACCGCAGTCTTGCGGTTGCCGGAATAGGCCGGTGCATTGGTGCCGCCGGCCTCGAGCCATCCCGTATGCGAAGCCATCGTGTCGGTTGCGGCAACCGCTGTGTAGGACGTTGATGAGATCAGCCCCATGAACGGCCCGATCACCGTGTACGCTGCCCCGGCGAGAAATGAATCCAGCGCCAGGTTCTTGCCGACGGTGGCCACCACATTGTCGATGGTCTCGCGCCATTTGAGCTCGCCGCTTGGCCCGATGCATTCGACCTCATAACGTCCGTGCGCTTCGGCGTGCTCGCCGAGACCGCCGCCGCGGATGACAGCCGCGTCACTGCTTTCGCGCGCCTGCGCGCGTTCCTCGGTCATTTTATTCTCCCTTGTTATTTCAGGACGGCCATCCCGCCGTGAAGCCGCTTGGCACGGTGCCGGTGAAGGCCGTGGCGCCGAAATTGGAGATCAGCGTGTCGGCGCCGCCAAAACAGTCGGTCGGGAAGGTTGTCCCCACATTTGGAATATTGGCGCCACCGACACCTGTTGCCGGATCGCGCCCCGCCACGTTGTTCCAATTGCCGCCCGCTCCCAGGCGCCACCAGATCAGTTTTGCGGTCACGTCGACCGCCACACAAATCACGGCGCCGCTCGATATGGTTCCGAACGAAATGCCCGATCCGCCGACACCGCCGATACTGAAAGTAGCCGCGCCATCGACATAAACATTGCCAGTTTGAATGAGCCCGGATTTGCCGGTTCCCGCATTGCTGAACGTCTGCGTCGATACCGAAAGCGACCCGACAGCCAACCCCACACCGCTGTTAACTTGCGTGGCGTTGAACGTCGTTTCCCAATAAAACTTACCAGCCGACTGCGACTTGACTGCACGAACGAGGCCAGTCCACCCCGCCGTTCCGGCCGCCGTCAGATTGCCATTCGACAGCGTGATGTGAGTGTCTTTATCCGCCGGGTTTAATGTTGTCGGCACCACCGGCGATGTCGACGTCGCGCTGGCAGTATCGAGTGCGCTCGCCGCCTCGCCGATCGCGGCGGCATAGGTGAGCCCCCAACTGACGCGGTCGGTGGCGCTCGCCGCTTCGAGCATGATCTGCCCGAAGAAAGCATCGACGTGCTCCCTGACCGAGGCCGGATCGTCCACCAGCGTGGCGAAAACGATGTTGCCGGTTCCGGGTGTGTCGAGTGCTGCGGCGGCTTCCGAAACCGAAGCCGCGATCGATGCCCTTCGCCGCGACTGGCTGACGTTACAGACGAGCATTTATTTGACCGCCGGTTCCGGTTTAACGTCGCTCAAGAGGCCACCGCACATTGCGATGATCGCGTTGGTTCCGGGCGGGTCTATGCGCTCCCAATGTTGGTTCCCAGCGTCATCGGTGACCAAATAAGCGGCCTCGGATGTACCGCCGCCTTGAGGAGGCTGGCTACTGCCGGCTGGATCATATTGTCCACCTGCAGCCACCCACTGGCCCCCGGCAGTGGCCACGCAAGTCACCGCTGAGAGACCAGGATCTCCCGGCGGAAACGATGGAGGCGGGCCATCGCCGCCGGACACTGTTATGTCAACTTCGGTACCGGAGCTGTAGGTGATCCCGCCGAAAAGATAATCGAGGGATATCTGATCAATGTCATGACCGGGCTGGATCAAAAGACCCGTTTCCTTATCGTATCCGTAATTCCCATCCGGTACATTGTATCCGTTGTAATCCAGCACCCTTGAACTGCAGTGAGAATCCAAGAGGCCGGCTGTACCGTCAGGCCACGGCGGCAATGGTTCAAAGCTAGGCCCGTCGATCTTGACTTCTTTACGGCCGTCTTCACTCCAGGTGAATCCATCGGATGATGAAAACAATAGGTCCGTCTCGGACTGCGATTGGTACTCAGCTTCGTGATCAAACAAGTGGTCGGTCTGGTGCCCGGCTGCGAAGAACATCTGCGCATCCTCGTCCCACACACAGGCCCAAACACGCGCACCGAGAAACGTATCGCTGGATTCCTCGAAAGTGAATACCCGCGACCAATCCTTTCCATTCTTCGATGCCATGATTATGCCGGGCGAGGTCGCGTTTCCCGGACCTCCCACGATGACAAACACCGGACCGGGTTGTTCGCCAGCAGTCATTCCATAGGAACAGCCTGAAGGGAAAGGGATGAAATGATCGGGATCAGATCCGACGAAGTCCAAGGTGCCGAGATCCTCCCAGACCGGTTTTTCATCCTTCGTCCCGCTAAGCTCGAGATAATAGATATTCCCGTCGCTGTTGATCGCAATGAACACGCCGCCGCTGCTCCAATGCACATTGTAAATGCGCGTCAGGACATCCTGGGAAAACGACATCAGATATCAGTTCGCAGGAATGGCAGCGTCACGGACAGTCCGCTCGCTCCCGCGTTGTTGGAAGCCGTGACCCGCAGCGCATAACTGTCACCTTCGGCAAAGTCCACAGTCGCCGGGATATTGAATGCTCCGCCTTGACCGCCGCCGGCATCGAGCGTGCCGCCAGCCGCGAACGTGATGGTGCCGATCTCGGCCCGGTTCTTCTGGATCGAGATGATGATGTTGGTGCCGGCGCCGATGCCGACATCCAGATAAGCGTGGGCATGTGCATCCCCGCTCACCAGTTGCATGGTCCGGCCAGCAACAGCCTGGAACAGCACCTCGCCCGCGGTGCGCTGAACACTTCCCGGCACAAAAATCGCCGCATCATAGTTAACGTCATAAAGCGGCATCCAGAACGAATAGAGCGGATTGCTGCCGTCCGTCGCATTCGGATCGAAAGCCGCCGGCAATGGCGGCGTCGTGTGGCTGATGAGCACTTGGTACATGCCGAGGCCGCGAACCGAGACCATCTGGCCGACCGTGTAAGGCGTGCTGTTCGTCCACTGCCCCACATATGTGACGACGGCAACCGGCAGCGGAATGACTTGCGACGTTCCATCGGTGAAGTGGAACGTCATACTGTTGGCCGTATAGGTGACGGAATCGATGCGCTTGCCTTCGGCGAGCGCGGAATTCAAGTCGACGATGCGCTGATCGACATCGTAAAAGTTGCCATCGACCTGGGCCGCGCTGTTCGGCGTGCCGGTGCCGGAACCCCAGGCGCCGCTAGTGACGAAGACGATTGTCATCGAGTCACGTTTGCTGCCGTGGTCTCGACATTGTCGGGATCCGGCGGTTGTTTGTAAATCACCTTTATCGCGCCTTGGTCGTCTCCACCGTCGAGCCGGACTTTGTTCAAGACCTCGACCTCGACGAAGTTGTCCTTGTTAATGGTGCCATCTTTGGCCTTTTGATAAATCTTCTTCTTGTCAAATTGCCGCCTGGTTTCCTGCTGCTCGCGTCTGTGTGTGACGCTGATGCTCCAGCTGCGCGGCAGATCTAGCAGCTTGCCACCCAATCCATTGAGAACAGCGATGCCCGAATCTGGATTATCCTCCGGCGCCAGCGCTCTCGCGGCGGTTGGCCGGATGTTGGGAAACACGACTGGCCGGACGACAACCTCGAAGCCAGCCATTACACCGCCTCCAGGTTATAGCCGGTCGGGATCTTCACGTCAGTGACTTGCACTTGGTAGTCGCTTGAAAACTGCCGCGACATGCTTTTGAGCTTGAAGGTCGCGCGGGTCTCGCATTGTTTCATTGCATTGTTGACGCCTTGAGCACGCGCGGCAGGAATTGTCTTCATCTGTTCAAGGTCTGCGCCGCTGGTCGGCACCGAGGCAAATTCGCCGGCCTGAAGCAAAATAGGCGCTTGCACCGAGGCCGGATTTTCGACGACGAGCCCGGTCTGGATTACATCCTGCGCCCTGAGAACGGAAAGGAACTCGATTCCGTCGTCGTTCGGATTTGCATTCGGCGGCTGATAGCCGACCGAGGAATCGAAAAGAACCGTTCGGCCTGTGAACTGCTGATAGTCGGCCCCGGTATAGTCGACGCTGCAATAAGTCGATGTGCCGCCGGCCGCGATGGCCGAGCCGCCATGACCGATTGCGCAGCCGATGCGAACCTCGCATTTGATCCGACCATCCGAGCCGTCCAATGCCAGCGAATATCCGATGATTTTGCCGAGCGCCTCGCCGACACGCGGCTCGATCAGGAATGCGTTCTTGCGCAGCGTTATTTCCGGCATGCGCGACAGTTTGGGTACCAGAGCGATTTCCACGACTCGTGCTCGTTGCAACAGATGTGCTCGGGCCAACGCGATCAGGTGCTCGATGCTCTGATTGCCGCGGCCGGTCGCGATATAAGACCGGCGCCGCGGATCGCCAATCGGCACATCGGCACCAATCGTTTCGCTTAGATTTACCGATTTGATATCGTTGATGAGCAGCGCTTCGCCATCATCTGGATCGGTCAAGACGTGCTGCACATCGGCATAGAGCGAGAACGACACAATCTCGGTGCATTGCCGGTTCGCCGTGTATGCTGCCGACAGCGTGACCGAAGTGTAGTTCAACGGCAAAAAGGCGGCCGTGGCCGAATAGCTGCGGCTGTTCGAGTTTTTCTGGACGTTGATGGTGTCGTTGGTCACCAGTTCGGGAAAACCCAACCCAATCGGCGCATCCACATAGCTCGTCGTTTCGCTAAACACGGTGGTATGGCTCGAAGGGCCGAACCAGGAAGTATCAGGGAACGTCACCGTCAAGTTGCTGCCCACGGTGGTGCTCTTGACCTGGTTAGTAAATAGCGAGCTGGCGGTTGCGTCAGCAACGACCCAACCGTCGCCTATGCTGGCCCCCGCCTTCGGCCAATCATCGGCCGTCAAGGTGTATGACGTGATGTAGCGTTGATACCGCTCCGGCCAATTGTCGATCAGGTATTTGGTCAGATCGACGCTTCCTTGCGCCGATTGTGTCCAGGTGTATTCGGCACTGATATCGACGCGCGCCAGCGGCCCGCTGGTGAGCGTCAGGCCGATGCCGTCATAGAGCACCTTGCCGCCTTCGCTGGCGCCATCGAACTCGACGAGGCCATCCTCGCCGGTGATCTCGTCCGACACGGTCAGAACATGGGTCTCCCGATCGTAATGCCAAAGCTTACTGTAACCTTCGAGCACGACCTCTGGATCGGTGCGCCGCGTCGGATCGATCACCACCTCGTCATAATACGGCAGCACGCGCAGTGAATCCGCGAGCGCCGCCTTTTGGGCCACGAGGTTGATCGGCCGCGCGACGAATTCCAGCGTCACCAGCTCCTCGAATATGCTGGTCGGGACACCGACGAGCCGGCCGCGGAATCTGATCAGATCCGGCCCGCAGTCGAGCGCAAACCACGCCCATATCCTGCGCCCAGGGCCGAGTAATCCGATCGCAGCGCCGGCGTCGTTGCGCGGCCGGCGCACGACGATCGTCAGGCTCGCCGGATCGCCCTCGGCCTGTTGCAAGGTGAACGAGAACACGTCCTCGTCCCAGCGCAGATGCTCCGACCCGAATACCGTCTCGCTCGGATCTATCCAGGCAAAATAGGGCGTCCCGGCCGGCATTAGGCTCGTTGCTCCGCTTCAAGCTGCCACGCCACCTCGGCCGCCCACTCGTCGCGAGAGGTGTTCCAGGACGTCACCTTGGCAAGAATGGTCAGCACATCGCCGGTCGTATTGGCGGCGCCGAGACCGGGAATGCAGGTGATCGTGATGTCCATTCCGGGCCAAACATCAGTGAGCTCCGGCACCTCGTGATCCGTACAGGTGATCGTCACCTTGTACTGCCGGAATTGTGCGAGCGAGATGTCCGCCAGGGCGCCGCGGCAATCGCGCGCCACATTTTTTGCCTGGTCGATCGGCGCGAGCGTCATGGTGATGCCGCGCACCGCGTATTGGCTGAAATCGATGCCGTCGATCGCCAACAGGGTATAAGCGGGCATTAGGAAAACCGACTCGGCTTGCGGCCGCCCGAGCGCACCTGCGCCATGGCCGCGGCCCTGTGCAATTCGTCGACCACGCCCGACGAGGCGCGCAGGCCGGCGATCTCGGGTAGGCCCGGAAATGCGATAGTGACGTTGTTCATGCCGCCGCCGGCAAATGACGGCAGGCCGAGCGGCCCGCGCACCATGCCGCCGAGCGCGAAATGGCCCATGCCGAGCCGCAGTGCTTCGAGGAACGCCAGCACACCCGGCTGCGCCACTGCCCGCGCCGGCATGATATACTCGCCGCGCGAGACCCAGGCGAGATTTGAGTCCGAGGTGCCGCTGCCGCGCCCGCCGAGCAGGCCGCCCGCCGCGTGGCCGCTGCCGCCGCTCGACGATGACGAACCGCCGCCGAACCCCCATTTATTTGCGATATTTGCAAGCCCCTCGCTTATAGAGTTCGTTACGGAACTCACAAGAGCCCTCCCGAGCGCTTCCCCTAGCGCGGTCCCTATTGAGATTATGATCGGCATTAAAATGCTGCCGATCGCGTCGAAAGCCGGGCCGAGCCGTTGGCCGAGATTGCCGATTGCTTGTTCGAGCGGCAGGTTCTGGAAATCAGACACAATCTGCTGCATCACCTGGGTAAAACTGCTCATCATCTGGCCGAAGGCCGGCGCCGCCAACGCGCCTATCTTTTGAAAGAATGCGGACAACAGGCCAGTGAACTGATTCCACTGCTGCGACATTTGCTGCAGTGCCGCCTGGTTGCTGCTCGTAAGCGTCAAGCCAAGTTGTTCGGCCTGCGTCTGCAATTGACCGAGCGCCCGGCTGCCTTGGCTCAATGTCGCTATCGTTTCTGGCGATAGACCGAGCGCCTTGCCGAGCTGCGCTCGGTCCAGTTCGCTGCGGAGATTTGCGAAGATGGCGGCAAGCCTTGACCATTGATCCGCTGCAGGCACCTTGGAAAGCGTCTCCAGCAGTGCCTTCACCTTGGTGTCCAAAGTGGTCAGCGGCGAAAACGTTTCGCGAGTGCCATCGGCAAGGTGCTGGAATTTATACCTTACTTGATCGATATCATTGGCCCAGTCCACCGTAGCCTTGCCGGCATCGCGCATGGCCTTCTGTTGTCCAGCCGCCGCGATCTTCGCCGATAGATTGCCAAATTCCTCGGCAAATTTGGCTGCCGATGTTCCACCGCCTTCAAACACTTGTTGCAAAGACGATAGGTTTTGAAACGATACACCACTAACCTTCTGTAATTGAGTGAGAGATTTTTCGGTCGCGCTTGCTTCTGTAGAAAACTTGATCAAGGCGGCAGCCGCGCCCACAATGGCGCCGGCGAACAAAGTAATGCCTAGTGCTAACGGGCCAAAAGCACCGCCGACGCGGCTCGCCAGGGCAAGTTCCCTGCCAAAAACGCCTAGATCGACTGAGCGCAGAGCCTTGCCCAGGGCACCAATCTCGCCCCTGGTCAGGCCTAATGCGCCCGTCGCCGACCTTGCCGCAATGGCGGTGTTCTTGAAGCCTCTCTCCAAATTTGCAACGCCGAGGACGGTGGCTTCCAAAGTTGCAGAGGATTGCAGCGCTGCTCTGATCTTGCTCATTTCAGCCGGCACGACGACGCCGAGCTGCTTGAACTTTTGCTCGATCACCGCCGGATCGAGCTTGGCAAAGCCGCCGGCCTGCTCGGCCGCCTTGCTGATATCGGCAAAGCACTGCTGGCCGGCCTTGCTGATCCCAGCAAGTTGCTGCTCTATTTCCTTCGCGCCATCGAGTTGAATTTCCACCGACAGTTTTGGCATGGCGTCCTAGATGTCGTCCTTGAAGTTCTTGAGAAACGCCTGCTCGATTTGCGCGGCGTGTTGCTTGACAATTTCGATAACGTGAAATTTCTTCGGGATGGTGACCGAATGAACCCCTATGTAGAGGGGCTTGCGATGAGGGTCGCGGTCACTGGCATCGAACAACATCGGCTTGCCGCCAACGGTGGCCGACACCAGTTTTTTCCCTGACTTGCTGGGCGACGGCGCACCTTGCTTGGTCGGTATCCACAGCAGCGGCTTGCCGTGGATGGTCGCGCCAAACTCAAACACGCCGGCGATGCCGTACCGATGCGAAATAGTGGCCTTGGCGTCCAGCGATGGTTCGCCGCCCTTGGTCGCCCCCAGCATCCGAAAGCGCAAACCCGAGACCCATTGGGCATGTCTAAATCCCGGCCCCGCTGCTGCGATGTCTTTGCGTCCCTCGTCAACCGCCTCCGAGGCGGTCTCGCGCAATGCAGCAACCGCAGCCGTGGCCACCGGCCGCTCCTTTTCGCGGATCATCTTGATCCAGGCGGGCGAGGCCACCTTGACCTTGAATTTAGCGGGCATTTTCAGTCACCCGCCCGCCCCATTCCTTGATCGTCTTCTCGATATCCTTGCCCTCGCCCTGCGCGCCAAGCGCGGCGATCGTCAGCGCGTCGGCGTGCTCGATGCGATCTAGCTGATCACTAAATTCGAGATAGGCCGCGATCTGCCGCGGCGTCAGCGTCATTGCAAAGGCGGGCGGGAAGCCGCGCCGGATAAGGGCTGTGATGGCGATGGCGATTTCCGTAAGCGGACCTTGACTGTCTTTGCCGC